TCAGGAAAGATTTCCTTTTTTTTAATTTATACTTGCCTGATTTGGCAGGTTATATGTCGCTACCCTACGCCTGCACTCAATGCGGTGCGAATACGTGAGGGCTGCATGTGTTTCTGTGTGAGGTAGTAGTCAACGCAGTCCGTGAAGTGCGGCGCGTGCTCTTGTGGGAACAGACGGTCGCGCTCCTTTGCCTTGTCTTTGCTGCCATCATCTTTAACAGCCGTGACCTGCATGGCGATGATGACATCCTTAGCCGTGGTATCATTGATGCGCAGAATCGGGAGGCCGAATGATTCGGCCAGGAGGTCGTTTATGTAGTTGCATCGCTCCTTGTGCGACTTCACCTGACCAGGGCGCACACGTATCTCGGTGCGCCACCCGTTCTTTGCGAAGCGTTCCTGTATCTGCTGGAACAGTGTGCGCGGGGTGTCGGGCTTAGGGTCATGGCCACGGGGTTCGCCCCATAAGCGCACCAATTTGTTTTTGTGAGTTAAATAGTGTTCGCATATAGCGTCCACTAGTTCGCCTACTTTACCCTGGGCGGTCTTTACATAGAACTGGTGCAGCAAGTATTCGGCCTTGGCCTTATTCCCGCCTTCGCTGTAGGTACCCTCTTGGAATACCGCGCAGCAATTAAAATACCCGGAAAAGTCGAACGACATATCTAGTACTTTGTCTGCACTGTAATGTGGGTCTAAGTGCCCCTTAGTGGACACGCCCCTATCACTATCATCGTATAGGTAGCGCACGGTGTACGTGTGGCGGTCTGCATCAAACTTGTGGTAGAAGGCATCCGCTACCTTCCTGATGCGCTGGTTCATTACCTCGACCAAAAATTCGAGGTAGGGCAACTCCCGCTCTAACCGCTTAATGTAGTCCTCGCCCAACGCTGCAATGTTATCTACCGCCGTTGCTTCGGTAAAGTGATATTCCTTTGGGTTGGCCTTGGCCTTTTCTTCGTAGTCAAGTGTCCAGTAACCGCTGGGTTTCCATGGTATGGACGTGTATGCCCTAAATACTCCCCGCCGTGCTACGGGGAATTCCTTCACAAATCCGCGAATGGATGGCAATAATATCCGGGCAACATGCTGGTAAGGCGTAAGTGCGGCCTCATCCAGTGCGCCAGCGCAAAAAGAACCGCCACGGTTGAGATCGGGCCTATCCATGGACAACAGCATGAGCCGGTAACCATTGGCCCAACTTATTACGTTTTCGTACTTGCGCGGCTCGGATAGCCCTTTTTGGAAGTACGCTGGGGGCCTCTTGCCCACTACATAGTCTTCCCCCTCAACCATGCCTAAGTCTTCCCACTTCTTTTCTACCGAGGGGAGCGTGATATTGAGGATTTGGGCATAAGTAGGAGCCGCCAAAAAACCCAAACCCCGTGGCATGGTGGCCATGTCCTGGTATTGCTCTATACCTTCGACCGTGGACTTGCCCGCGCCGCGCCCACCCAAAAACATCTTAAACGGCCTATTGGCCGAGAAGAACTGGAGTTGCTTGGGGTTGAGGTATAGATTCATCGTCCATTTCTTCGAAATCCGCTTCGGCGATATTGCCTAAGCGGGATGCAAGCGCATCAGGGTTGGTGGTAATAGAAATGGCCTTGTACACTTTTTGTACAGGCTTTTTCTCTCCCTCAATCTTGGTTAGCAGGTCTGCGGCCTTTGTGAAGGCTTTTATGGCCGTTTCTATGTCTTCATCGTCTTCGGCCTTTTTGGCTAGTTCAACAAGCCTAGTATAAACCACGCGTCGTTCTATCCAGGGGTTGATATCAATCAATTTGCCGAATAATTCCTCGGCAAACTTCATTTGCTTATATGCACCGGTCTCTGAAAGCCCCGTGGCTTCCATGACCTTCATGGTACGCTCTTTGGGTGATGGAGTCCCCATCATGATTACCCACGCTTTTTTGATGTTCTCGCGCCTTTCCACCAGCGATTCGCTGAGTATGTGCTCCCAACGCTCGTCGATGAGCGTGATGTACATCTTCCCGATGTCATCCGCTTCATCCCATTCGCGCTGTGTGTACTTTCTTTTATATTCCTTAGCCATTGTTCGCCATTTTTTGTTCGGCCAACCCTATGAGGTTTTCGACCTCTTTTAGTTTGACCTCACTCTTGCCTTTTTCCTTTTGGTCGCCTCCTGAATGGAGCAACCCTTCCAATACCTTCCGCAACTGCGACCGCCGCGCACGGAGCGAGTTCAGTTTGCGCAGCAGTGCCACAGGGTCGGTAGGCAGTTCACCGTCGGCTTGCAATGCGTCTTCACCGCCTATTTGGTAGGCTTTGCGGCTTTGAATGGCCTTTTGAGCCGACTCCCACGCGGCTTTCATCCTGTTGGCTACGTCGGCGTATTCTTGCTGCGTTTTGCAGGTGTGGTATTGGTTGTGCAGTTTGCGCAGTTGGTTATAGCAGTCCGCAATGTCGCGTGTAAGTGCTTTCCAGCGCGGCTCGTCCTGCATGTTGTCTGGGGCATCGGTTTCGATGGTGGCCGCTCGTTGCTCAACGGCCTTCAGTTGTGCCAGCACGCCCTTCAGGTACACCACATTAATAGCACTGTACCCCTGCGAAAGCGTAGGGTACAGCACGTGGGCCTTTGGGACGGCCTTTATCATATCTCGGTATGTCTCCTCGGTCATTGTGCTACGGGGGTTTCAGCGGGCCTTACACCCGATGGGTTTTCGGCCAAGGTGGTGAGTTCCGCATCTCGGATACCATAATAAATTTCTGCTGGCCATCCGTTTTGGCTTTTCACCATATTGACCACCTTATACACCCATTTACGGTACAACGGTGCGGCAATGATGAGCCACAGTAGATACGCATTTCGGATCTCAGTGCCGCTGCTCAACCTACCTTGCGTTTCGATATTCGCGAGCGTAGGGTGCAGCCCCTGAGCGGATATATTGGCCACGGTGCTAGCCTCGTTCAGCTTTATGAGGGCCTCGTCTCTAAGGTCTATCACGAGCGGCTCTACCTGTATTCGCTTATCTACGGTTTTGCCAAAAACCTCCTCTTGGATGCTCTCTATCGTAAGGGTTCGGCCATTCTTACCGATACCCGTCACCAAGTCGTTAAAGTCGTCGATAAATGCCGCTTTTCGCGCCTTCGCGCTGGACAACACTACAGCCTTTTCCTCGTCGCTGATGGCTGTAGTCATTTTTTCATAGTCGAGGAAATAATCGTGCGGTATGATGAGCAGCCAACGCGGCGCACTCATGTTTTTCAGGTTGGCAAGGTGGAAAAGGGGTACCACATTGGCCAGTTCTATCCAGTACCGGCTGCCCCAATACGACGGGATTGGATAGTTGCCGTCATTGAAAAGCCCATCGCACAACTCAATGCCAAATCGGTCTTGCCGCTTTGGATCGTCACGCTGGGTGCCGTTCCAAAGCGGAATACGCTGTAATACGCGGTCTTCTTGTTTCTTAATATTACGCGTCATGTCCGCCGTCCAGGCATTCGACCACCACCATGCCGAACGCCGCCCTTTGGTGTCTTTTTGCTCGGCGCGCAGGTACTTCGTCTCCTTGGACGACACACTTGATATGGTGCCGTCCATATTGCGCACAAACTCGGCCAACGCCAAGTCGTGTTTCATCAACTCGCCTACCAAGTCGTAGAACACCATCTCGTGCTGCTCAAAAAAAGCCTCGGCCTCGGCTGGCATAGGCACCTCGTCCCTTATGCGCTCGTTCGCGCCATTGTCGGCGGGCTGGTAGCGGATTTGGTAGGCGTACCAGTTCTGCCCCAAAACAAGGTCGCGTTTGCGCTTGATAAGTGCCGGCACTATGCCGTTACCGGCGATCAGTTCCTCTCGGAATTGCGGCACGTCATTCTTATTGCCCCATTCCACGATGTCGGCACTCACACCGTTCACGGTTTGGGTTTTAGGTCGGCCCGTATCTGTGGTGACCTGATCGGGCAGCGCAGAGGCGAAGTGCAACAGCACTCCATTGCCCGACACATAGGTTTCGGCGGCTAAGCGACTAGCAGATGACTTGTTTGCCATTAAAGCGAATGATGTTGAAAGTGAATAAAGTAAGCAGCCGCTGTGTACCAAACTCCGTAAACGGCACATTGCCGCTATAAATGTGCCGCTTTCGTTCGGCTACGGGTTTGGCGGCTTTTTTGTACGCGGTTACGGTTTTGGGCTGCGGCGCACCATAATAGGCCACCAAGTCACGCAGTTGGCCTATATCTTTCCCTTGCCCCACCACATACACCAGCCGGTGTGGGGTGTCGCGGCCTTCGGCTAGGCTGGCCAGCATTTGGTCGTATGGGATGGTGCCGTTGGGCGGTAGTAGAGTTTGCTGCATATACGTCTAATGGTAGGCCGCGCAAGCGCATTTGCTTACACGGCCTTGATATAATCCCATGAAATTTAGTGTGTACCAATAGGCCCATGCAGGGCTTTTACATACGTGCCTTGATGTGTTGAGTTCCATATCACCCGCGCCCATGGCGATGCTTTACGGCGAGAAGGCCATGGTTGTGGCAGGGGTTTGATCAGGTCTGAATAATTAAATGGATTCATCTTGTGCGTATTTTGGCACAAAGCACAGGGCGTTAATTAATACACCGTAGGACAACTCCCCTTTCCTCAAAAAAACAGCCCCTTTACATTTTGTGGGTAAATGTAAACGCCGTACCTTTGACCCAGCAACTCAACACAGCGGGGACAACGGTTTCCACTTACTTTTTTGAAACGATAACAAGAGTATGCCTTTCAGGCAGAACGCGCAGGGTCCTTCCAGTCTCCGACTGTGTTGGGTTGCTCCCCTGCGCGGCTTTTTGTTATTTCAACATTCAGTACTCGCATGAGCAACCGCGATCAAAAACTCAAAAAGCCCGAAACGTTCATTTTTTTACCGAAAGAGATGAACGAGAAACAACTATTCATAGCACCTTTTCTGTGCTGCGACAAGCCGTTCATTCCAATAGCGGCGAACTGCTCGACCAAGAAAGAGACGCTATAGCATGGATGCTCTATTTTTTGGAGGAATTAGTAAAGGCCGATAGATTGGCATAATAAAAAAGCCCCCGAACGATGACCGTTCGGGGGCTTTTTTATTAACGTAAAAAGTTGATCAAATCGCCGCCTCATCCCGCACTTGCCCCAAGGTGTCGCCTACCGCCTCTAACTCCGTGTACACTACCCTCGATTTCACCTCCTTCGGGAAGTTCATTGCAGCAGCGTAAATCATAGCCGCTGCTTGCTCCAGCATTGCTGCGCTTTGGCCAGCACTGCCGCCGCCTATACTGCTCAGCACGTCGCGCCCCGGGGTTGTGTTGGCCGTTACCAACCCCCCTTGTGCATAGCCCCGCAGGCGTATGCCTTCCATCCAGCCCAGCGCGTCGCGCACGCCCGGTATGTTGCGCATCCAGCGCGGCACTACGTACTCTTTTGCGTGTACAATACCTGCGGGCCGCTCGCCGGTGCTATCCGGGGGGAACAGGCCAGGCCCTGTGTCGCCGCCGCCCGCAAATTTTTGGCGGCTGATTTTGACAATGGCCGCCGTGGTGCGTGCTGCCGCAGGTATGCTCTCCAAAGCGGAAAGCAAATTGCCCCCCGGTAGCGCGGCATTTTTTTGGAAGATCTTTTGCACCTCGGTAATCCCTTGGGTGACCACTTGCCCTATCTCGAAGGCTTTAATGATCCCCGCGTGCCGCTTGCGTGCGGCAGCGTCTTTTCCGAGCAGTTCGATGCCCAGTTCGATACCCGCCTGAAACGCGCCTACGGAGGCTTCGTTGGTGCGCTTGCGCACTTCCTCCAGTTTGGTTTCGTTTTCGATTTTCTGCTCCTGTATCTTGAGCGTCAAATCGGCTTTCTCCTCTTCCCTTTTCTTCACCTCCGCTACATCCTGCTCCGACGCGGAGCGGAGTATGGCCAACTCTTCTTCTACGAAGGCGCGTTTTAGTTCGAGCGCACGGAGGTTATACTCGCCTTCGAGTATAATATTTTGCTCGAATTTTTGGCGCAGCGCGGCCTGTGCTGCCCCTTGCCCCGCACCGGCTACCTGCAAGCGGTTGGTCGTGTTATCGGTACTGGTTACCGCCGTAGGCACCCCCAGTGTAGCCACAGGGGCTAAGGCCCCGCCTCCCTGCGCCCGTTGGTTACGGGCTGCGGCTATATCGAGTAGTTGCCTCTGTATATCGATTGCCGCTTGGGTTTCGAGCCGCCCAAACTGTTCGTACAGGGCTAATCGTTGCAGTAGCCCTAGTTCCTGTATCTCGCTCAGTGCTGCCTGGTATTCTTCTTCGCTGTCTTTGCCCGTCACAAACCGCGCCTGCCGAAGCAGTTCCTCTTGCGCCTGCGCCAGTTCCTGTGCTGCTATTTTTTTCTGAAATGCCTTTTCGGCGCGGTCTGCTGCCTTCTTTTGTTTGGCCTCCTCTTTTTCTGCGGCTTCTGCGGCGGCGGCAGCGGCTTCTTTGGCGCGTATCGCCTCCTTGTCGCGTATGGCTTGGCGTTCGGCGGGGCTTAGTTGTCGGTCATCGCGGGCATTCTCGGCGCGGGCGCGGGCATCTTCTTGCTGGGCCACTCGCCGCTCTTCTTCGCGTGCGGCCCTGAATTTACCAATAAGACTGCCCACGGCTTGGCCAATCAGGCCAAAGTTGCTGACAAACCCCTGTATGTTTTCGAGCGAAAAAAGTTGGAAATAGGCCACGGTGGTGTCCTTCAGGAACGTGAACCCTTGCACGATGCCCTCGGTGACCACCCCTATGGCCTTAAATACGGGCGTGAGTACCGTACCCATAAAATTGCCTAAGGTGATGAGCGTGCTCAGCACGCCCTTGATGATAGGCGTGAATGAGGTGCCGAACTGGGTCAACAGGCCCGATAACTGGCTTTTCAAGGTGCTGTACAAGCCGCCGATAGACTGCGACTGCTTTTCCATCAAGCCCGAAAACCGCCCACCTTCGCTAGTGAGACCCTTAAAAACTTTTTCGAGGTCGGAGAACTGTATTTTACCCTCCTCGCCCAGTTTTCTGATTCGGCCTTCGCTTACGCCCAGCACTTTGCCTAATTCTGCGTAGATGGGTATGCCCGCCTCCGCCAACTGATTCAGTTCTTCGCCTTGGATCAACCCTTGAGCCTTCGCCTTGCCGTATATGAGTGCCAGTTCGTTGAAGTCCTTGCCGGTACCGCTGGCCACGTCGCCTACGGCCCGCAGGGTAGGGATCAGTTCTTCCGTAGAAAAACCAAACGCCAGCAGGGCGCGGCCCGCTTGGTTCACCTGCTCGGCCTCAAAGGGTGTTTTGGCCTCAAAGTCCTTCAGTTGCCCAATCACCTCCTTTGCCTTTTCGGCACTACCAAGGAAGGTCTCGAAAGATATGGTCAGTTGTTCCAGTTTGTTGGCTCCTGCAATGGAGGACTTAAAGCCCTCCCATGCCGCCGCCGCTACGGCGATCTGCGGCGCAAAACGCCCCAACCCGCCTAATATACCGTTCAAAAAGCCGCCGCCGCCGCCCGCCGGTGGGGTTTGGCGTAGTTCGCGCAACTTGCCCGTTATATCGGTCAGTTCGCTTTTTAATTTGGCATATTCGGGGGCACTCTGTGGTATGCGGCGGAGCGTTTGCTCCAAGGCTTTTGCGCGGTCTATCAATTGTTGCGGCACGACCCGCGACAGATCCAGCCCCGCCACACCCGCGCCGCTTTCGGCTATTTTTTTCAGGTTGTCAGATACCGTCTTTTCGGCGGCGGCTAATTTTGTTTCGGCGGCGGTGCGCTGGGCTATCGTAATGTTGGCCTTTTGAAGTTCCTTGTTGGCTTCGCGCACGGCCTTATCGGCCTTGTTTATTTCGGCTTGGTACCGCTGTGTGTCGCGGATGGCGGCTGCCATTTGTTTGCTTTCGTCGGTGATGAAAGCAATTTCGAGTTGGACTTTATCGGTACGGACGGCCATTATTTAAACTGTTGTTTGAGTTGTTGCATAATGATTTCGGGCATTCCTGTGGCTACCCGATTATATAAGTCGCTCACTGCGCCTGCACTGGATTTGGCATACCAGGGCGTTCGGCGTTTGCTGCGGGCGGCACGGCTTTTTGCCATGGCCCAGGCAAGTTTTTGGAGCACGTTTTCGGGCGGCGTGCGTAAGCGGTACCGCGTGATGTATTGCTGCACGAATTTCGCGTACAGCCCTTTATCGACAATAAATTTGGCCAAAGCGTTGATGTACGCCACGCCGCCATCGGCGGGGTCAAGGCGGCGCATATCAATGTACCGGCCATGCTCTTCAAAGCCGAGTTGGATGATATTCGTCACCGCGCCTTCGGCCACCTGTTGCAAGGCATAGCCCATAGAATCGACCAGGGCATTAGTCGCCACAGCCCGCCGCTTGGCTAATACAGCCTTACGGGTCGCGATATACTCCTCGACCCACTCCTGCGCTTCCTTGTGTATGTGTGCGCGCAGCAAGGGTATGTGTTCTTCATTCAGTGGCATGTACTAGCATTCGCCCACGTAGAGCACTATTTGGATTTTCATGGTCCACCCGAAGCAATTGTCGCCGCTCCAGGCGCGGATGGCATCGCCTTCTGCAGGGCCTTTTACAAGGTCGAATAAGCCCGCATCGGCATCTATCCACAGCCGGCGGTACACGCTGCGCAGCACTTGTTCCATGCTGCTTAGCACGGCGTTTTCCGTACGCGGCATATTGGTATTCTCGGGGGCTAATAGAAAGATTTGGAAGGTGTAGCGCGTGGCTTCCCCTTCGTCGTCGTTCAGGTAGGTGATGCTGGGTGTATCTACCCGTAGGTGCGGATACAGCACCAGCCCTGGTGCTGTCTGGTTGTCGAGGGCTTGCTCATCGCGCCCTACGGTGACCAGTTTGAGGGCTGGCACTTGCGCGGGCAGGGCCAACCAGTAGGCTTCCAATTCGGCGTAACTAGTCATAGTCGGTTGATTTGGCGGGAGCCGCGCTGCGCAGCGTGGAGCGCATGCGTTCGGCTTCCTCTTTTTTTCGTACAAGGAATATACACACGGCGTGTATCGAGGTCTGGTACACCTGTTCGAGCGTGCCAAACACACCTGCTTCGGCCACGCCTTGCAGTACGCCCCACCAGCCGAAGTCAGGGCCGCTGGCATTTTCATCGGCCAGCGGTTCGCCGTTTTCGTCAAGGTCTGGTTGATCGAATATGTACGGGCCGTACACATTCGATACCCATGCCTTTAGGCCGCTAAAGTAATACATCGCTGCGGCCACTACCGCGTCGGGGTATTCGCCCCGGGCTTCGGCTTCGCTTTGGTGGTAGAACGGTACCCGCTCGTCGCCACGCTTTGCGGCGGCGGCGGCGGCTTCCTGTGGCCGATACAGTACTGCGGCCAGCGTGTTTGCGGCCCGAACATTGCCGCTCAGTGCGGCGGTGTAGAGTTCGTTACACACAGCGAACTCCCCTGCGCACACATTCGCACCGTCTGGAGCGGGTGCTACGTAGTTCGTTCGGCGCATTGCGAACTCCCGAACAGGCACAACCGAACAGCCGCTACCCGGCACAACCCAATGCAGTGCGGCTATACACGCTTGTGTCTGTTCGGTACTCATGTGTCTGCGCCACCGCCAAGGTACTGCGCGGCGCAAGAGTAGGGCCTTGGCGGTATTGGGGTCGCGCAATGCCAAGGCATATGTTTTTAACGGGCGGCGGACATCGGCCCAGCCGTCTGGGATTTCAAAGGAAAAACGCCGCCGCCAGACTGTTGTCCAACGGCGGCGCGTGGTAGTAAGTTCGACCTGCATGGGCTACTCGGCAGCAGTTTTTAGGGTCTTGGCGAAGGTCTGGAAATCCTTCAGGAGGTTTTGCCCGTTCTTCACCAAACGATAGGTGCGTGCGAGGAGTGTAAGTGCCTCGTTTACTTTCAGCACCACAACCGATGGATTGGTGCGGGTACGGCGGGCGATCTCGGTGGCGACTTGCTCGGCTTCGTCGGGCGAAAGATCCAAGAGTTGGTCAATAGCCACACGGCCATCCTTTGCCAACTCTTGCACTTTAGGCACCACGGCGAAAAGGCTGGCCAAATCGGTGATTTGGAAGCCGTCTTTCAATGCATCCGCCAGTACGGTTGAGGCTTCAATCAGGTCAACGGAGGTATCTACTACCTCCTCAAAAGAGAGTTCATTCTTCATAAATTTACAAAATTTTTTGTGAAGTTACCGCCGATTTGGGGCCTATACGTAGGACACCCCGCGAGGAGTTCAAAGTGATAGGTTGAGGCTCCACAAGTAAGATTACAGGCTGTTCGGCTTCGACATTTTTCTGTTTTGAAATCTTTTTTCGAGCGTCGCGCACCTGTTGCAGTGCTGCATCAATTCGTTTTCCCATGCTTAACAGTATGTTCTATGTCGTCGAGGCGGTTAGCAATGTCCTTCAGCGTGCCCACGGTTTCCACGGCCAGTTCATAGGTGGCCGTGGTTGCCTTCAAATACGCACGCCACAGGGCGGCTACCGCAACGGCTAGCGCAATGAGCAAGATAACCAGTATTGGGTTATCAATGCGCTCTAGCGCGTTGGTGAGTTGTACGGTGGATTCCATGTCGTTATACAATTACGGGGGGATTATGAAAAAAAGGTGGCAACCACTAAGGGTTGCCACCATCCGGAAGGCGAGGATTAATCAGCAAACCACGCAGCAGTATGCGGCGCGGTGGCTATAAGGTACTCCTGTTGTGCGCGGCTGAGGGCATCGGCCAGCAGTTTGCAGTTGCAGGGGAGGTTAGATATCAGCGCGGGCGGCTGAGGCCCGATATACGCACGGGGTGTTTCGGGTGCGGCGGCGGCGCGTTTTGCAGTCGCGGGGTCAGTGGTAGTCTCTTTCGGCATGTTCTTAGTAGGTCAAAGAGCCGGTGAAGAAGAACGGGAGGTCGCTGTGCTCCTCCCAGGTGATAGTGAGTTCGTAGCCGTTGCGCGGAGTCACCGTCGGCTTCACCGTCACCATGACCGGGTGCGCCAGGCTGCCTAAGATTTGGTCTTCGCCGTTCTGGTCTGTCACCACGGCAATGAGTGCCTCCGTAGCGTTGATCGAGTTGAAGATCTTAGCCTTGGCGGCTTGCTGCCGCGTGATGAAGTATTTGGCGGTAGTCGTGAAGCCGCCATTTTCATTTGGGACAGTCTCTAGGCTGCTCTCCTTCCTGCTGGCGGCGATGCGGTAGAACACCTTGGTGGCAACCATGGTGATGGTCGCCACGGAGTGATCCGTGGCCGCGCCAATGCTGGTGATGTCAGTCGTGAAGCCCAATGAGAACTCAGCGGTAAGCCCCGGACGGTTGGGGCATTGGTCGCGAGCGACAGTGGCTAATACAAGCGTGCACATATAGTTTAGCGTGTGTTAAGAGTGTGAGAGTGCGGCGGCTAGTCGCCCAGCCGCCCATGTTAAAGTTCGACGACCGTTGTGGGGTAGTCTTTGACCATCGTTTCGCGCAGGTCTGTGTCGATCGCAGCGTCTGCGGCGTCCACCGTACCGATGCCCGGCACAATGAATTTCGGCAGCAAAAAAGCATACATTTTTTTACCTACGGCGAAGGCTTCGCCGTAGGTCGGCGGGCCGTGCGTAACGGGTGCGGGGGCTGCAATAGCGGAGGCTTCGAGAATCTCCAAGCGGGCCAAAAGGGCCGCGTTTGCGGCGCGTTCGGCCTCCAGTGCCTCCTTGGCGGCATTTGCCTCCAATTTTGCCTCTTGAAGTTCGCCCTGAAGGGTCGCGAATTCGATTTGATCTTCTTTATTCTGATCCATTTTTGAAATATTGAGAGGGTGAAAGAGAAGAGTTAGGCCAAATCGTTGACGACTACGGCACCTTCGTCGAGTTGTGCAATTTGGACGCCGACCTTGAAGTCCATCCAAAAATCGACAACGCGCTTGTTCATCTCGAAGTTGAACATCTGGTCGCTCATGCTGTCGAAACCGACATGCAAGTTAGCTGCTGGGGTCATCACAATACGGTTCGAAGCCCCCATACCAGGCATCGGGACCAGTACGGCGTTTTTGCTGAAGTCGAGGGTGACGGTTGCGTCTTTGTTGTCGCTCACGTATTTGCCGAAAGCGTCGCGGTACGCTTTCTGGTACTTCTGGAAGGTGTCCCAAGAGCAGAAGATATTCACCGCGTTTTCCTTGTAGGCGGCACCTAAGCCGTCCCACATGGTTTCGATAAGTCCGATTACGTTGGCTTGGGTGATTGCTCCCCCGCTGGTGACAACGGGCGCAAGGGTGGTAGCCGTGACAGCGTCGGTGATCAATTTGAGAATGCCGTGGAAAGTAGCGGACATGGCGGTGGTGCCGCCCGTAACCGTGCCGGCGCGTACGCCTTGCCAGAGGGCAGCATCCAACTCTTCGGCATGGGTGCTCAAAATGTGCTGAAGGATGTAACCTTCAAAGGGCAGGTCGCTGCCGGGGTTTTGACCTTGCTTGCGCACGTAGCCGAGATAAGTTTGCTCGAACTCTTGCGGCACGAATGACAAGTCGCGCTTAATCGCGAACACATCCAAATGGCGCGGCTCGAAGGCTACGGCATTGTCCACTGGCTGAAAGTCTTTCGACCACGCACGCGCAGCACCGGCAAGGGCTTTGAGGCGGGTCAGGGTCAGGCGACCCTTTACGCCTTCGTGCACGGTGGACATGTCCACGGTTTTAGGGCTGTAAAACGCCCTAGTGATTAACTCATCGGAGAAATCCTGCACATAGTCGCGATAAGCGGCGGCAGCGGTAAGGTTTGCGGATAACATATAGTTTACTGTCTGTTATTACGGTGAATGATAGATTACTTGGTGCTGTACAAATGCTTGTTGATAGGGTTAGCCTTGTAAGCACGGTCGGTGGCTGGCGTGCCAGTGCCTGAGGGGCCGCCCGTAGGTTCATCCGCAGCGGTTTTGGACAACTGCGCGACTTGCTCCGAGAGGCTTTTTACCTGCGCCGACAAGTCGGTGACCTGCTGGAGCAGTGTCGTGGCTTGTGCCTTGAGGTCGGTGGCTTCTTTGAGGGCGGCGTTGTACTTCTGCTCGAAGTCGTTGCGTTCGGTGCGCAGTTGAGTAAGTGCCGTTTTGGCCTCTTGTAGTGCCGTGCGCATTTCGGAAAGTTCGGTAGCGGTAGGGGCATCGGTATTGGGTTCCCCTGTACCAAATAGCCACTCTTTAATGTTAAATGCCATTTTTTTACGTGTAGTAGTGTTGGTGCTAGTATATCCCGCCCGCGCCATCCACGTGGATACTACGTCGGGGTTGTTTTTTACAAATTCCAAAAGTTCGGGATGCTCGTGCAGGAAAGCGTCCACTTGGGCCGCAAACAGGTGCGGGTTGGCTTGGTAGGAAAAAAGGTTGTCGGTGGCCGCGCCTTGCTCTACTAAGTCGGTGTAGTAATGCCTTGCGCCCTTTTTTTCATCGAAGTCAACAAAAATGGGTTCGGCTTGGTACTCGGTGTCCCATTTCCCTTTTTCATAATCCCACTCTACCGGTTTTTTCTTTTTTTCAATTACTTGATAGTATCCGCTGGAAGCGAATACTATGCTAGACATCATAAAGTCGGGGCGTTCGGTGGACATTTGCTGCACCCACGAGCGCATACCAGGGTGGGTAGGGCTGGCTTCGGCGGCATCTAACAGGTGGAGGTCGGCGATGGCCTGCATCTTGCCGTTCACCTCACGGGTGCGCGGATTTTGGAACACGCCTAATTGCGTACCCATCGTTTCGCCACTAGCCGACGGGTGGCCAAAGCGGGCTTTAATGCCCGCTTTTTTGTGGTGCTTACGGTCGTAAGCCACAAGGTTTTCGATAAAATCTCGATCGAGGTGTACGCCGTGCCCCTTAGCAGGGCCTTCCTGGCACATCACAACGCCGTATAGTACACCCGCGTTGGTGTCAATGCTTTCTATGGCCATGTCGGCGGCATCTGTGCGGAACCATCGGGCGGCGGGTGGTGTAATTTCGTTTCCCATGCACCAAAAATGGGTGTATCCTTCTTTTTTATCGTAGGACACAAAAAAAACGGGGCAACCATTGCGGCTGCCCCGTTGAACGTATGTGTGATTTTATAGCCTTTTCAACTGAATGCTAATATCGTGTGGCGCGGGGTAAACCCCGCCAAACCACGGCCCGATTGTGCGGCTTAATATCGTACGCGGCGCACCATGAGGGTGGGCGTAGCGTAGTTCTTCTCCGAATTGCGGGCGGGCGATAAACCGAATAGGGTCGCCAAAAAATATTGCCAACTCGATTCGGTGACCCGGTTTTATACTCGCCACATGGTTGGCGACATGCGTGCCGTCTGGCAGATTTACATAAGCGGCCAATTCGATGCGGCCATCCAACCACCTCCATGCCCACATGTACGACCACCCTTTGTTGCCGGGCGTCCAGAGCGTAGTGTCGAGGCCGAAGAGTTTATTCCATCCGTCGTAATTATCGCCGTGGCGATATTCTGCGGTTGGGGAAAACTGTACTTCGTAGCGCAGCACATTGGGCGTTCCAAAAGGGAACAGGCGCGGCACCCAGAAAGGTGTTGGGGCGTGCTTGCCTTTGCGATGGGTGTACTGGCTCATATTTTTACCCATTTTTTTGCGCGGGCATTCCATCTCCACGCGCCAGATTCTGTACTTATTGTTCCGTTCGAGTTGAGCGTGTAGTATTGCCGAGGAGGTAGTAGTGTTTCAGGCTCTTCGACCGGTGCGGCGGCGGTGCGCTGGGCCACTTGGCTTTTGGGCTTTATGGAGTATTGGTTGTTTACGCTCCTGAATTGATTGCCACTTGGCAGCCTATATAGGTCGGTCGTATAGCCGTTTAGGCTGTTCAGCCTCATAATTCCGCCCAAAAAGGCGAAGGGCCTCCATGTGGTCGTAGTGTCCGATCTCCATTGGTACAGGCCCGCCGCTGTGCGCCTGAACCTGATACCCAGCCCGTTAATGTCCCAGAAATCGGGCGTATATAAGTTGGTTTGGCTGGCTGCAATGCTATCCAACGGCGTACGGTTAATGGTTACCGAAATTTCACGAGCGAATCGGATCAACTCCGTCACCCCGGCCCTGTATTGTCGGACGATATTGGCGTCGCCCGCCATGCGTGCGGCTTCGTTCTGTATGTTGGTTACGAATACGCGGGTGGTGGTAGATGTGTCGCCGATAGGTGTCACAGTAGTGGTCTCAACGCCCGCAGTAGTTACGGTTTGGCGGGCTTGGAAAAACACGCCGGCGCGGTTGACAATCCACGACGAATCGCGTACCGTTGTGTCTTGTGCGGCAAGCGACACCGCGAAAAGGGCCAAAAGGCCAAAAAGATAAAAGTGTTTCATGTTACTTTATTGAAATGATAGTGCCTGAGCGGCGGATGTAATAAGTGCTGCCTGGTGCGGCCAGCCCCGTACCAGACCCACCGGCTACGAGGTTACCCGACGTGATTGCGGTGTCGCCTGCGTGAGATAGCGAGTACCCCCCCGCCGCCGTAAACGTCACCGTGTTGGTGCCGTTACGCTTGCACATAACGATGTAATCGACACCCTCCGCCAGTTGTGCGCCGAGGGTGACTGTAAAGCCACCCGCATTTGCATCTGCGCGGGTGGTCCAGTTTTTACCCGAAAGGGTGTGTGCGCCGGTGATTAAGTTGAGGGCGTTTGGCGCAAGGTCTCCCTCTACCGTAGCAATGCGTTGCTTGCCCACAGCCCCTGCTTCAGATTGAATAAAAAGGCCGTTATTGTTGCTGTTAAATGTTAGCGATCCTAATTTTTCGCTTGCCAGAGGGCTTGTGTTATCAGGTATTGTTACTGCCCCCGTTCGCGTTACCTCGAAATTAAATGCATCCGCCTGCAAGCGGATGTTACTACCTGTATAAGAACCTATTATTATTAAGGTGTCTGTAAATGATATATGGCCCTTCGGGTTGCTTGCGGCATTTTGGAGCAACGCAGCTCGGGTGGTCTGCCCCGATGCCGCCTTGCCCCGCAATATTAGCATGTCGGGGTTTGTCGCAGTGTTTGCGGACGCATCGAAGGCCAAAGTCTGGTTCGCCATAGTAACTGTTCGCGCTCCAGACAGAGAGCCGTTGGCTGTATAAATGTTGCTTGTCGCGTTGGCCGTAAGCGTGCCTCCTGAAAAGGAAAGGCCCGAGCCGACCGATACGTTGGTTATATTGCCGCTGGCGTCGCGGCCCGTGAGACTTGTCGCGGCACCCCCTGTACCGCGCACATATACCACGCCGTCGTCGCGTACGGTGAAGTTGTCGGTACCGTTTGCGGCTTCGACGATTATTCCGGTCGTGCCAGATGTATTTCCTGTGGAAGTCACGTGTAGGCGGCTGGTCGGCGTAGATTGCCCGATACCGAATAGCCCTGTGCCTGTTATTTTTGCATTAAGTACGGGGCTGCCCGCGTTGCCGGTGTAGAAGTGGATCCCGTCTCCGCCTCCGCCGTTGTTGGTATTTTGCAGGTATAGTCCCGCATCAGACATGCCGACTATTGCGCGGTAAGTGGATGATTTATACACATCCAACACCTCCCAGTTAGACAGGGACGTATTCGCGTTTTTAGGAGAGCCGAATGCATTTAGCCCGCCAATGTTTTTGGCCCTGAATCCCCCATCGCGCTCCCAAAAGCCGATGTCGGAATATGCCGAGCCGTCCCAATAGGTGACATTTAATTTTGCCTGGTTCTCTCCAGCCAGTATCGTGTTTTTTATTTGGAAGAAGCGGTCGTTTGCCGCCTCAAAGGTGTTCCCCAGCCCGAATAGTAATTGCGCTTCCGCACCCCCAGAAATCGCGCCTATGTCGCGCACCACCAGACCAGGGTTTCCCCCTGATTGCGCAATTTCCAGTTGCTTGTTAGGTGTAGTAGTGCCTATTCCAAAGCGAACCCCGTTTTGGAATAAACCGCTAGACCCCAATACCCGCGCAGCCGTAAAAACGGGAACATAGCCCGTTGTGCCGCTGCCTGTTATATCATCCGTGGCATTTGCGTCGCCTGTATTAGTTACGGTAACGACCCCCGATGCCGAAGCCACCGATATACCCGCGTTTGCCGTAATGCCTACCACCGGCAATGTGACTCCTGTGCTGCCAGATATGCCAAGCGATTGCCCAACTAGAGAAAGGCTCTGTATTTCGTTGGTCGTGCTTGCATCGGGTAAGGTAAAATTAGGGTAAGAGCCGGTGGCTCCGGTGATAACCACTGTCTGGTCTGGTGCAGTGTTGGTTATTACCGACCCTGATACTGATATGCCGGTGCCTCCAGTATAAGTAGTTCCTGTGTTGTTGTCCGCTGCTGGCGCCCAAGAGGTTCCGTTCCATTTGAGCACCTGCCCACTACTGGCCCCTTGCTGTGCTATGCCGAGCGGGCTGCCGGCTGTGCCCGCGCCCGAAAGGGTTGCATTGGTCGTAAGGCTAAGCAGATTAGCCCCTACGTAATCATACACCGCCTTAGCCGTAGGGCTTTGCCGGTGCGTCGCGCCAGGATCGATTACCGTGGTGGTAGTCGTAAAGTATCGAGAGGTGTCTATCCCGATTTGTAGTTTTCGGCGGGCCACCTGTACGTCTTTAACGTCGGTGGTTACTTGCGCAGAAAGCAGGAGCGAAAACAGGAGTAAGGGGCTGGTCAATGTCCAGCGGGCGATTAGGCCAAAATCCATAATTTGATCGTGTTGTTGCCGACCAAACCCGAAAAGTAGATATTGGTCGCGTCGTAAGTAGGTATGGCGTTGCCCTGCCCTACCCATACTTGCAGCGGGGTAAGGTCAACGGGGCCGCCGAGTTCATTGCCGGATGCTGTAAGCCCTAAAGCGGGCGATTGTGCGCTGCTACTGCGCACCTCCCAACCCACCAGCCACTTGCCCGCCTCGATGAGGTAGGTGGCGGTGGACGTAGTGGCAGATATAGTAACAATCTGTACCCCTGCCCCAGTCACGGGAGGGGTGCCGCCGCCGCCGCCTGTGGGTGGATCTACGATGGTGATATTACCCCTCACGTCAGGGCCTGGCATAAGTATCGACGAAAGGCCGCGTATAAGGTAGCCTTGGTTGTCGCCTCGTCGTGCGCCGCTGTCGTCGCTAATCGCAAGTCGGGTATAAGGCAAGAGGCGGCGGGTGTCGTTTTGATACGTGCCAATAATGTGAATGCGGCGGTTGAGTATCTTCGCGCGAAAACTCTCCATCGTGGCCCTGATGGTGCGAACGCGGGCCTCTAAGTTATAGGTAAAGAAGTCGCCCGCCGCATTAGTAGTGTCATGGTCGCTTTGTATGCGGCCCGATTTTACTTCCTGCTCCAGCATAAACGCAGAAGCCCCCGGCTTGAACTGGAGGTCTGTGGTCTGTGCGATATTCCATGCAGGTTGAACGGCAAGGTCGTTGGGATCGACGAGGGTGAGCGACTTGATGCCGCCCGACACACGACAGGCGCGAGTTACACTATGCAAGGTAAACATGCGCCAAAGTTGCGCTGCCTATATCGGTATAGGTAGGGCAAGGGCTTGCTCTACGATGTCGCGCACAGCACGGTTGCGAGCCATGCGCTGCTGGATACTGCGAATAGCAGTATGCACGCCGTTGGGCGATACCGCGCAATGCTGTGCGGTATCGCGCAGGGTTGCGCCTGTTAGTTTGTGTATAATATATATACGCATTTGGCGGGGCAACCGCACGGGCACGCCCCTGAAGGTGTTTCCGTAGGCCGTAAGGGACTTGGCGATGTTGTCATTCACTAGGGCCATATCCACCTCAACGGGGTATTTTGGGGACACAGTTTTTGGTCTTTTTTTCGGGGACAAAACCCTTGCCGTTTTGTCGGCAAGTTGTCCCGATAAAGACACGTTTTTTTTCGAGAATCTCCAACCAAAGCGTTGATACACTTTGTAGAGTGTTTCGGACGAGACATCGTCCTCCGTGACATTGTGCAACCTGCACCATTCGTATATCGCCCCTTTTGCGGCCCCAGGGCCACGCGCTAACACCGTGGTAGCGACGAACCAGCACAGCATGTTTTTATGGTGGCGCAAGAGTTTTGCGGCAGAGGGCACGGGAGCCTTAGCAATGTGCTGAGCGGTGCCTTGGTTGACCAAAAACTCTACCGAGACCGTGTATCGGTCGCGGCGGTTGGTGGCGTGCGGCATGGTGGTGCCACATAGGAGGTCGAACGTGGGGTCGTTCGGTGGCAAGACTACGGGAGAGCCGTAGTGCGCGCGCAATACTTTTGCGCTCATGGGGTGGCATAAGAGTGTTACAGACATCAGATCGGAAGAGCGTCGTGTAGGGAAAGAGTGTAGATCTCGGT